CGAGGTGTTCGAGCTGCTGCTGCAGGTGCGCGAGTCGGAATCGATCGAGGATCCGGTGGAGCGCCTGGGCGTGATGAGCGAGTCGGCGCTTGCGCTGAGCCGGCTGAGCCGGGCGCGTGTCAACCAGTCGCAGTGGCGGCTCAAGGTCGAGGCAGCGGTCAAAGAAGCTGCCGACGCGGTGACCAAGATAGCCCGCACCGGAGGCCTGCAGCAGGCCCAGGTGGACGAGATCCGTGCTCAGATCCTGGGCATCCCGCGCCGCCAGGCCGCGGCCGACAAGGAGGCATGACATGGGCTGGTGGTCACGCATGATCTCGCGTGTCTGGTGCAATGCACCGCAAGGCGATGACGACATCGAGGCGGCAGTGATGCCGCGCACGGGGCGGGTCGTCGTGATGTCGCGCACCGGGAACGAAGTGATCTCGCCGGAGAAGGCCGCGGCGATCTTCGACGCGGTCACGCTGCGCCGCCAGCAGCTCGCCGCAGCTGCTGCAGAGCCTGCCGGCGAAGCCGGCCCAGCCTGATGTCCACCGCCGCCCTCCGTATCCCGCCGCTGCTCGATGCGACCGCGCCGGCCAATGCGCCGCCGCCGGTGCTGCTGCCGTACCAGCAAGCCTGGATCGCGGACGAGGCGCAGCTCAAGGTCTGGGAGAAGAGCCGGCGGGTCGGCGCCACGTGGGCCGAGGCGGCTGATGCCGTGCTCGGCGCGGCTGCCGAGGGCGGCTCGAACTACTTCTATATCAGCGCGGCCCAGGACATGGCCCGCGAATTCATCGAAGCCGTGGCGATGTGGGCCAAGGCCTTCAGCTTCGCGGCCAGCACCATCGGTGAGGGCATCTGGGAAGACGACGTGGACCCGGAAGCCGGGCGCCGCTTCATCAAGACGTTTGAGGTCAGCTTCCCGAATGGCCGCCGCGTGCTGGCCCTCAGCTCGCGCCCGACGAACCTGCGCGGCAAGCAAGGCAACATCGGCATCGACGAGGCGGCCTTCGCGCCAGAGCTGGCCGGGTTGCTCAAGGCGGCGATGGCCATGTTGCTGTGGGGCAACCGCGTGCGTATCTGGTCGACGCACGATGGCACCGAGAACCCGTTCAACGCGCTGATCCAGGAGATCCGCGCCGGCAAACGCGGCTCGGCCACGGTGCATCGCATCACGTTCGACGATGCCGTCGCCCAGGGCCTCTACCGGCGGGTGTGCCTGCGCAAGGGCGTGGCGTGGACGCAGGAGAGCCAGGACAAGTGGGTGGCCGAGGCGCGCGCGATGTACGGCGACGACGCGGCCGAGGAGCTGGATGTCATCCCGAGCCAGAGCACGGGGGCCTACCTCAGCCTGGCGCTGATCAGCGAGCGCATGGTGCCCGCCTGGTCGGCGGAGCACCCGGACGGCCCGGCGCTGGTGCGCGGGCGCTGGGACGACGGGTTTGCCTACCTGCCCGAGGACGTGCGCCGCTTCGCGATCGTCGGCTGGGTCGCCGAGCAGCTCAAGCCGCACCTGGCGCGCCTGCACCCTGATCGCCGCCACTGCGTCGGGCAGGACTTCGCGCGGTCGGTGGACCGCAGCGTGATCGTCGTGCTGGAGCAGGGCCTCGACATGGTCGAGCGCGTGCGACTGGTGATCGAGCTGGGCAACTGCCCGTTCCGGAGTCAGGAGCAGATCCTGTTCGCGATCATCGACGCGCTGCCCCGCTTCCGCGGCGGTGCGCTCGATGCGACAGGCAACGGCGCGGCGCTGGCCGAGGCCGCGGCGCAGCAGTACGGCACGCAGATGATCGAGCAGGTCAAGCTGTCCGAGGGCTTCTACCTGGCCCACATGCCCAAGCTCAAGAGCGCGCTGCAGGAAGCCACGCTGGTCGGCATCCCGCGCGACCAGGCGCTGAGCGACGACCTGCGCGCGATCAAAGTGGTCAAGGGGATCCCCAAGATCCCGCCGCAGGACTCGCAGAGCGCCGCGGCCAAGGCTGCCGCGGCTGACGGCGGCAACAAGGAACGCCGGCACGGGGACTTCGCCATCGCGCTGTTCCTGGCGCACTACGCATTCACCCGCGAGGCGGGCGAGATTGACTTCATGCCGCTGCCGGACAAAGGGCAGACCTGGGGCGGGTCAGACGACGACGGCGACGATTTCGGGGCGCTGGGTGGGTCTGCTGGTCTCGGGTCGGGCTGGTGAGGCGTTCGAAAGCGTTTTTGAACGCCTCACAGGCGCACATCTGACCGACGGTGGTACATCGGGAGCCGAACACAGGCTCCAGGCGCCCCACGGGGCTGTTTTCAATTCGAGGCCACAACATGATCCTGGACCGCTGGGGCAACCCGATCGACACCGGCACACTGCGCGAGCCGCAGACCGAGGCCAGTGACAGTGCGCACATCGCCGCGCTGCGCCAAGAGTTCGACAACCACCCGGGGCGCAACCTGACGCCCGCCAGGCTGAACGCGATCCTGCGCGCTGCCGAGCAAGGCGACCTGATCCAGCAGCTCGAACTCGCCGACGACATGGAAGAGCGCGACGGCCAGATCTTCGCGGAGCTGGCAAAGCGCAAGTCGGCGGTGGCGATGCTCGACTGGGACGTGGTCGCACCGGATGACGCGACGCCGGAGGAGAAGGCGCTGGCCGACGAGGTCAAGGACTGGGTGCAATCGATCCCCCAGTTCGAGGAGGACATCCTCATCGAGCTGATGGACGCGGTGCTCAAGGGGTTCAAGGGCATCGAGATGTGGTGGGAGCCGGACCAGGACACGCTGCAGCCCCGCTTCGCGCCGCGGCCGCAGCGCTGGCTGTGCATGGGCGAGGACCGCAACAGCCTGCGCCTGCGCGATGGCTCCAGCCAGTACGGTGTGCCGCTGCAGCCCTACGGCTGGCTGCTGCACCAGCACAAGTCTCGCAACGGCTACCTGGCGCGCGGCAGCCTGACGCGGGTGCTGTGCTGGCCGTACCTGTTCAAGTTCTATGCGGTGCGCGACCTGGCCGAGTTCCTGGAGATCTACGGCCTGCCGATCCGCCTGGGCAAGTACCCGGCCGGCGCCAGCGACGCGGAGAAGCGCAAGCTGCTGCAGGCCGTGGCGGGCATCGGGCACAACGCGGGCGGCGTGATCCCGCAGTCGATGTCGCTGGACCTGCTCGATGCGGCCAGCGGCACCGAGGGCCCCTTCCGGACGATGTGGACCGGCATGGATGCCGTCGAGTCCAAGATCATCCTCGGCCAGACCCTGACCTCGTCGGAGGGCCAGAACGGCACGCAGGCGCTGGGCAACGTCCACAACGAGGTGCGGCGCGACATCCTGAAGTCGGACGCCAAGCGCATCGCGGCCACCCTCACGGCGCAGCTCATCACGCCGATGGTGCTGATCAACAAGCCGGGCGCCGACCCGCGCCGGATGCCGCGCTTCGTGCTCGATGTCGAGGAGCCTGAGGACATCGCGCTCTACGCCGAGGCGTTGCCGAAGCTGGCCGAGGCCGGCATGCGCATCGGCGTGAAGGATCTGCACCGGCGGCTCGGCATCGAGATGGCGGCGGAGGGTGAGGCTGTGCTCGGCGCCCGGCCCGCAGTGCCTGCGCCGCCACCCGCACCGGCACAGGCCCCGGCTGGCGCCACGCCTGCGCCTGCCGGTCAGTCGACTGCAGCACCTGCGCCAGCTGCAGCGCCGGCACCCGCCGCCCCGCTGGCCGGGCGCCTGCCCGCGGCGCCCGCCCCGCGCGACGCGCTGGATGACCTGGTGGACTCGGCGCTGGCCGACTGGACCCCGGTGATGAGCGGCCTGGTGTCGCCGCTGCTGGCCGAGATCGACAAGGCTGTGGCAGCGGGCGAAACCATGGAGGCCTTCCGCGCCAGGCTGTCGGGGCTGGGCAAGCAGATGGACAGCGCGGCACTGACCGAGCGCATCGCCCGCGCCACCTTCACCGCCCGACTGGCCGGCGAGGCGGACCTGGACCTGTCTGGCCGCGAGGAGTCCGCATGAAGCTGCTCTGCCTGATCGCCATCGTCGCCGCCCCGCTCGGCGGCTGTGCCGCGTCGGCGCTGCATCAGGTCGCGCAGCGCGCCATGGACGGCTGCCAGGCGGTCCGGCACCTGCGTATCGAGTCGCACGGGATGCTGACCGGCTCGGCCAATGTGAGCTGCGATGAGGGGCCGCGCGCGCCGCGCCCCGAGTGGCCCGCACCGACTCTGCCCCGGAGGTACTGACATGCCGACCCGCATTCCGCCCGGCTTCGCCCTCGGCGCCGTCCCGCCGCTGGACGCCATCGCCGCCTTCCAGGCACGCCAGCTGCTGGAGCTGACGTTCTCCTGGCAGGACATGTGGCAAGAGGAGCACACCCGCGCGTTCACCGTCTCCCGGCTCGCCGAGGAGGCGCTGCTGGCCTTCGTGCGCGACGAGCTGGACGCGGCGATCAGCGCCGGCACCGACTTCAAGGACTGGGCACAGACCGTCCAGTCGCGACTGGAAAGCGTCGGCTGGTGGGGCCGCCGCGAGGTGGTCGACACCGCCACCGGCGAGACGGTGGCCACGACATTCGACCCGCGTCGGCTGCAACTGATTTTCGAAGTGAACACCAGGCAGAGCTACGCCGCGGGGCGCTGGAAGCGCATCGAACGCAGCAAGGACCGGCTGCCCTTCGTCGTCTACCGAACCATGCGTGACGAGCGGGTGCGTGTCTCACATCGGGCATGGGATGGTGTGGCGCTGCCGGCGGATGACGAGTGGTGGGACACGCACTACCCGCCCTGCGGCTGGCGGTGCCGCTGCACTGCGTTCGCCACCGACGAGCGCGGCCTGGACAAGCTGCGCCGGGCCGGCGTCGAGATCAAGACCACGGCGCCGCCGACCGAGTGGGTCGAGTTCACGAACAGGCGCACCGGCGAGCTGAGCCGCGTGCCACATGGCGTGGACCCGGGCTTCGGCTACAACCCGGGCAAGGTGCGCCCAACAGGGGCCTGACGATGACGACGCTGACCATCCAGCTCGACGGCGACGGCGAGATCGCCCGCCGACTGGACGAGGTGATCGGCTCGCTGTCGCGACCCGGTCCGATGATGGCCGCGATCGGCGCGCGGCTCGAGGCCAACATCAACCTGCGCTTCGAGACCAAGACCGACCCGAGCGGCGCGCCGTGGGAGCCGGTCAGCACGCTGACATCGCAGTTCTACGCCCTCAACGGCGCGGGCAATCCGGGCGCCGGCAAGCCGAGCAAGGAGCGCTGGGGTGCCTTCCGCCGCGGCGAGCTGCAGGCCGACCTGCCTGGCAGTCTGCTGGAGCGCACCCGCCTGATGCGCCAGAGCCTCGCGCACAATCCCGAGGACTTCAGCGTCGAGATCGGCATGAGCCGGGCCACGCCGGGCGGCAAGTGGCAGGTGCCGATGCTCCACGAGTTCGGCACCAAGAGCATGCCGCGCCGCGGGCTGCTCACGGCCAACCCGGACACCGGACAGCTCGGCGCAGAAGACGAGGCCGACGTGATCGCCGAGATCGAGGACTACCTGTCCGGCGTCCTGTAAAACGGCCGAATCAGTTCCCCTGCATCGCGCATGACCCCGCCGGCACGATGCCGGCATGCCTTCCCGCCTCCTCATCGCGCTGCTGTCCTCCTCGCTCAGCCTCACCGCTGCAGCCGTGGTGCAGCTGCTGCCAGCGGGCCAGTTCGCCGCCCGCGACGGCCGCCCCGGGCCAGGCAAGTCCTGGACGCTGACCGATGCCCAGGGCCGCCAGATCGCCGCAGCGCTGAACGCACAGTCGGCCCGCACCCGCTTCCTGTTCGACGTGGACCACCAGACGATCCGCGCCGAGGCCAATGGTCAGCCGGCGCCGGCCGCGGGCTGGGCGAACAGATCGTGCGTACGCTGGCCGCCGAGGGCATGCGCGTGGTCGCCGCCGATCTCAATCTGGAGGCGGCGCAGCGCGTCGCGCAGGAGACCGGCAGCGACGGCAGCGTGCTGCCGCTGGCGCTCGACGTCGGCGATCACGCCGCCACCGATGCCGCGCTGGCCG